CTGGATGATGCAGTGAAAGATACAACTATTGAAGTGAACCCCTTTACAATTCCATTGTCTAATTTATTAACTAATTGTGCATCCACCTCCGTTATGGTTTCAACGATGTTGGTGCCCCAATTTTGGTTATCACCCCCTATTTCAGATTTGACCAGGTTGTAGTTTGTTGTAAATGTATTTGCCATAAGTTACTGTTGTGTCCAGGTTACTGATTCAGGACTCTGATTAGCCCATGTTGAAGTTGTGACAGTCTGACCAGTCCAACTTGCAGATGAAGGATTCTGGACTGTCCATGTTGATGAGGTTACGTCAAGTGAATCCCAGTCAGTTTGCCCATAATATCCTGTTCCAAATAAACCAACTCCATACAAGTTCCTGCCAATAATTTCATCAGTCCATGTTTCATTCATGAGTAAACATATTTGGGTCTCATAGTTAGTGTTCCACCTGCATATCTTGATTTATCATCAGATATTCTTAACTCTTCCATTGATCTTGCTAATAACCCATCCCACATTTGTGCAGACTGAGGGTCCATCAGAAATGGAGATGCTTGCATCAAAGTCCCAAAAAGATAACAGTCTGGACTCGACAAAAGGAGATGGTTGTTCCCTGAATCTGCCTGTGATGCCAATGCCGGGATGTCCTGGTAGTAATTCATTTGAATTGTGTAACTGACATCTGGTGTTGGATTGAGTTGTAGAGTCTGACCTTCAATCGTATAGTGAACTGGAATTCCTGTTTTGTTACTTTTTTGTTCCCGGTAGTCATCTGACCGATCTGAGGTTGCATAAAGTAATCTCCTGGGGGGATCAGTTGATGTAAGTTCCACATTCAACATTTCCTGAAAATCAGAAGGAAGTGCCACATACTGGGCATCTGTTGTGGTGGTTGCCCTGGTCAACATGTCCCTGGTCCTGAGTACCCTGTTGAATGATGCTTCTGCAAGTGCAATAAATTCAGGGATTCTATCAGTGAGATCAGATCTGTTTAGCCAGTTGGCTACTGCAGTGTGTAATTCTGCTTTTGTTGATATTGCCATTTATGCCGTTGCTCTTCTAGACTTTTTACCTTTTTTCCTGTTTGTTGACCTGCTTACAATTCTCAGGTTTTTAGGATTATTTGTTCCTCCATTCTCAAAGGATTTCTTGTGATCAACTTCTCTTGGGTCACCAACCTTCAACCCAACTATCCTCCTGGCAGCATTTGTTTGTGCCCTTCTCTTCTTCTGCTTTTTTGTTTTATGGAAGGGTGCTTCTTTTTTATAGTTTCTTTCAGGCATGTCAACTTAATCTCCCTTCCCAGGTACGAAATGGTTTATTCTCTGGTCTATCCAACCATTTCAAAAGTTTTTTAGTAGACCCTTTTGGACCTAGTATTTCATCTCTATAAAGTTGGACTGCAATAACTGGGGGGATTTCGGCAACTTTCCTGTCCAATGCCTTTCGATTAACAGGTTGTTCCCGGAGAAATTTTGCGTAGTCTAATGTTGGTTGGACATCCTGCTTCTTAGTGATATGGATGGTACCATCTCCATCCTCAGTGGTAACTTCTGTTGTGACTCCATCCACTGTTCCCATTGGGGTGGTATGTTTCGGCATAATTCTCCATACTCTCTCCAAAAATAGTTATGCCCCTCCCGGAAGAGGGGCAGTTAAAGGGTTAACTAAACTTTAGTTATCATCCACCACAGTCAGCAACTAAGCCATGAGCTAGCTCGTTATCCACCTGCAGTCCACCTTCCCATACCATGAATTTTGAGGCAGCATCACCGATTGTGGACAACGGTACAGTCTCAAAGCCTCGCAGTTGGGCCAGTTTAAGGTACTCTGGATTAAGAATTAACACATCCTTTTCACCTCTGATGAAACGATCTGCCTGGATGCTGTACGTTCCAAAATCACCAATATAAATACTGACATTTGCCTGTACTTCATCGGCTTTTGTTGGAAGTGCAACAACCTGGGTTGCAGATGCTCTACCAGAGAATGCTGAAGCCAATTGCTTGTTTGCAGATGACATCAGGATTTGTGTTGGTTGGTCACCAGAATTGTCGTAACAGAGTTTCAGTGCTGCCTTTAGGAGCACTTCTGTAAATGCTCTTGCATTTCCATCTGTACGAGCGGTGCTTCCTACTGCAGCCTGGGCAGCAGTTGGACTTGCAGCACTTCCACCACCTTTAGAAATATTGGTGGAAAGTTTTGCCAGGATACCTGCAGTTGTTCTTGCAGTCCCTGCAGCGCCTGTATTAACAACAGAGTTCCCAAGGATCAGTTTTTCTACATCCCTCTTGAGTGCTCTGCCGATCAAGGCCATTTGGTGTCCCAATTCGTCTGCAATTCCTGCACGATTTACTGCCATTTGAGTTCCAGTAACTGATACTGCTCTATGCAAAATCTGACACTGGTTAGAATTACGAACAGTGGTTTCTGCAGTAGTAGGAGTAATTTCGTTTCCTTCCATCTGGGCAGTGGTGCTTACAGTTGGCAAACTTTCTGTTTGATGCTCAAAAAGTGTGCTTGATACAGATCTTTTTCCTGCCATCGAAACAGCAGGGGTTTCTTCAGGAGAGATATTATAAATAATATCGGATAAATCCTCCCGGTTACCAATTGCTTCATATGTATCAAAAGAAGCATTGGAATATACTTGTGCCATATTTACCTTTTCTTATAGTTGTCTTTTACAACAGTTGTTTGAAAACTTCGGCAGCATCAGACATTTTCCCTGTCTTTGCCAACCTGATTTTAGCCTTGTGAACAGAAGTCTGTTTTCTTGGTTTTTCAGGTGCACTTCCAGGTGATACTGCCCGGATTGCACTTTGTGCAGGTTTGAGTTTCTTTGCTCCCTTACCTGACAATCCAGATGCAATCATTGCAGATCGTAATGCCAGAACTGCCCTTGAATCGTAAACCTGACTAATTTCATCAGCAGAATATCCTATTGAAATAGCATAATTCTTGATGTCATTTTTTTCCTGGTGCATCACCTTCGGGTCTGACCATTCAGGTATTGCACTCATTAAAGCCTGGTGTTGATCCTGGAGATACCCTCGCATCTGCTCCTCTTGTTCGGCTTGCTTAACCTGTTGCATCCGATAGTGCTCTGCCTGTAACTCCTGGGCTTTTTCCTTTTGGGTACGAAACAATTCCTTCTGTTTCATCCACTCTAAAGGGTCAGATTCCATCAAAGTATCCCAATCCGGTTCCTGGGGTAGTTGGGATTGTTGAATCTGTGCTAATCTTTCCAGACTTTGTTCATACTGCAATCTCTGTTGTTTTGCAGCTTCGACTTCTGACTGCACCTGCTTCTTTTCATCTGCAAGTGCCTGAGTTTTTTTGGTGTAGTCGCTTTGTCTCTGATACCCTGCAAGTGCTTCCCCAAGGGTGACCTCATGATCCACTCCATCCAACTTAATAGGATAGTATGCTTCTTCAGGTTCCTCAGATACTGCTTCTTCAGTTTCTTCTGACTCTTCGACTTCAGGAGATGCTTCAACTTCAGGTTCTTCTGCTTCAGGTTCTGCATCTTCTGTACTTGCTTCCAACTGTTGTTGCTTATCGGGTTGCCCGGACAACATACCTGCGAATGCTTCTTCTGCTTGTTGGAGTCCTGTTGCCATTGGTTGCTCCTTGTCTAAAGATTAAACTTTTCTCTTCATAGTCCTGCTTATATCATTCCTATGAAGTTCTCCTCGTTCTATTATAACATTAAAATAGTTACGAACCTGGTCTGTTGCCCATAACAGTTGCCAAAGGATTTCTCTGCCTTTAGAATCACTTGGGTCTGCACCTTTCCAGGTTTCGTAATATTGCTTTTCCAACTCATCAAAAACCTTCTGAAAAAGTGGATCTTTCAGAAGTTGTTTTGCTCGTTCCCCATCTCTTATTTCCTGGTCCATTTCACTCATTTGCCTCTCCCAGTAGACCTCCAACTGCACCTGTAGTTAATAAGGGCATCAATACTGACTGCAAATACTGGTTGCCTCTCAGAACTTCAGTCAGAACTTTTTTAGGTGATTGCCCTGTTTCAATTGCAGTCTTGTTGACTCTATACATTAAGTTCTCCATCCATGTTGCACCTGGTGGCAATCCTGTTCCTGGTTTCCCAATTCCTGTATACTTTGAAGATCCACCCCAGATTGGTGCCTGGGCTTTTGCAGGTTCAACACCTAATTTTTTTGCAAATTCACTGAATGCATCCTCAACTGTTGCATAGATTTCTTTTGATGCAGATTGCCTGAGTTTATCCCCCTTCAACTTACCTGCAATTGCTCTCATAAATCCTGCATCCTGGGTAGTGGGCATCAGGTTCCCTCTTAAATTTTCAAAGAAAGAACCAACCTTTGGTGCAGATGCAGGGAATATTCCCTGGAAATTTTCTTGTGCATACTTTGGAACTCCTGATACCTTAATATTCTTACCCCCCAACATTACTGGACCTGGGGTTCCTGCCTGGGCAGATGCAAGAAGATTCTTTGCTCCTGCAAGAGACATCCTTGAATATCCTTCAGGGATTGGCCCAAGAGTTCTTGTTGCAACCTGTTCTCCAATCGGGAGACCTGCTTCATCAAGTGTGTTCCAGTAAGATGCCTGTCTTATATTTGAAGGAACTGCAGTTTGAGGAGAGAGTGCTGCATTCCATCTGATAAATCTTTCATAGAGTTGAAGACCCAGGTCATCACCAAACTGTTCAATTGCAAATTTCCTCAAAGGGTTAGTGTTGTACCATTCAAGTCCACCTTCCTTTACTCCCTTTTCAAACCATTCCTTTAACAGTTTCTGTTGTTTTGGAGAATGAAAGATTTTCAGAATCTCATCTGCTTCTGGATGAACTTTTAATGGTCTGAACTGATCTATCCTTCTATTTATAACACTGGGGTGTGAAACATTAAGATCCAGGAGACCACTCACATCTTCTGGTTTTCTAATTCCTTTTATTAATGAAACTAGAGAAGGTTGTCTGGCATCAAAAACATGTGTTATATTTTTTCCACCTTTCTTGTCAAATTCTGCAGTTGCCTGTTTCAGGGTATTAAATGCCTTATGCCCGGAAGGTCCAAAATCAGGATGGATCTCAGTTATCCTGAACTCACCTTCTGGCTTTGCAACTTTTTTGGGTGCCATAGACATGTCAACCCCAGTTCCAAGAGGATGTGTTCCTGTATTTCCACCTTCTCTGTAGTTCTCTCCTTTTGAAGGATTTCTTGAAAGAATAAAAGTTGATTTGCCAACTTTTTTATCTGCAGTAATTGCTTCACCAGGTTTTAACTTTTTGATCTTACCTGCACTTGATAAAGGAACTTTCTTGATTATTCCAAGGAGACCACCTGGAGCATTTGAACCTCCACCAATTGAATTGGCAATTATGGCTAATTGTTCATTGATGTAGGGATCATTTGGATCACCAGGATTTTCCCAGTCTATATTCCTGGAAGCAACTGAGGCAGGATGGTTTTCTGAAAACCAAGGCATACCCTTGTCAACAAATGCATCCCATCCCTGACCTATGTAATCAAGTAGACCAGGTTGAGATTGTATTCCTCTCCAGTTTTTTCTTCTGAGATTTTCTGCCATTAATTCTGCATCTGAGGTGGAAATTGTGGAGGCATCTCAGGTGGCATTTGTGGTGGCATTTGTGGTTGTTGTTGTGCCTGGGCCAATTGTGCCTGGAGGAGTTGGGTGTTCTGCTTCATTTGCTCCCTGTCTCTTTCCATGATTGCTTTTACTTTTGCACCATCCATTGTGGTGTTGTATTTAGCCTCCATCTCCATAATTGAGAGTTGGGCTTGTGATTCAATCCGATCTTTCTCCCGGTCATCCAACCTGATCATCTTTTCTCTTTCAAGTTCCAGTTTGCCCATATCATTCTGTGCATCTGATTGGGCTTTTTGTCCCTGGATCTGGATATACTGTTCCTCTGGAGTTGGTTGTGGTGGTTCCTGGGGAGGTGCCTGGTATTGGGCAGGATCAGTGAAAAAGACTGAGGGGTCCATGAACCCGGCAAGTTGCACCATCCTGGAGAGAGTAGAATGGTATTGCCTGAGATTGACAATCGGGTTCTCTGGACCAAACTGTTGAAGGAGTTGTTCCTGCTTTTGTGCAACAGTTGTCAAAAACTGCATCTTTTCAAGATCATTTCCCCCACCAAGTGGAATATCAACTGCCACATCCATACTTGAATCCCAGTGCCGGGGATCAATAGGTACCCATTGATTATTCAGTCTTGCCATCTTTTCCCGGTCCTGGAACTTGCAAACTAACTGGAGGATACCTTTATACAAAGGTTTTAATCCAGTTTCTGCAAATACCCTTGCAATCATTTCTATGTGAGCATGTGCTGCCTTGACTGTTGAGTCAACTGCCAGCCGGGTTGCAGATTGAAGATTTTCTGAATCCATCCCCTGTGAAGCCTTTGTGATCCCTGTTCTTGTAGACTTAATTTCATCCAACATTGAAAGGATTGGGAGTGCTGCACCTCCAACAAACGGCATTTCAAGTTGAGAAACTGCATTTGGTGTTCTTGCTCTTATAACAGAACCCACTTCCGTATTGAGAACGTCTCGCATGTTGGCCTGTCCCTCCAGGACCATTAATCGTGGGTTTACACTCATTACCAATGAGTCCATGACATTTCTGAGAATAGCACTCTTGATGCGTTGAATATCTGCAATGATATCGGTAATTGATGCACCTGCAATTGCAGAAATATGAGGTTGAGGATCTGGAGTGAACAACACAAAAGGAATCTGATCACAGGGCATTACATTTACAATTTTATGTGCAGTTCCCAAAGTGCAGATCCTTAACAATTCGCTATAACTGTCCTGGTCTCTGTCAATTTTGCAAAAACTCTCACAATATAAAATCTTCCTAGAATTCGGTTCCATATTCTGATGGGATCTTGTTGCATTATCGGCATGTCTGTTCATGTATTCCTGGTTATTGGAAAAAGATTCTTCTGTCCCTGCAAACTCTTCCAATTCATCTTTATCGTATCCCAGAGAAACCAACTCCGAAATCGTCTTGTAGGATCTATGTGCAACAATGTCTGCATCTTCAACTGATTTTGCAGTTCTGGAAATAAGAAATTCTTCACCTGGTAATGACTCAATCCTGATATTCCCTTCCTTAACTCTCCTTTTCAGGGTTACATCAAATAACGGCACACCTTCCTGGGTCTGATCCTTCTGTTCCATCTCAACTGACTCAACTGTATCTTCTCCTGCAAGAATCTGGATTTGTTGTTCATCAAGACCAGTGAATGTGGATGTAGTTACTTTTTCGGTTTCTTCATGCCAAAATTTCAGAACTCCAGTTCTCCTGATAAGTGCATCTTTGAACACACTCATCATCGTATTAAAAAAGTTTGGTTGTTTCTCCAGGATCAAATGATTGATGTAATCTGTACACTGTTCTGCAGGAAGGACATCTTCTGGACCTTTAGGAGCAAACTGCATCACCTTCTTTGTACCAAAGAAGACTCGCATCAAGGAGGGTAAAATTGAATGGACAGTATCTCTGACTGAAAAATCAGTTACACCAGATCTACCTTCATCATCTTGTTTCGGAAGATGACCACTGTAATATTTGGAAGCAGTGACCCGGTCATTTCCAAGTTCATCACAATAGTTGATTGCATCTTCAAGCAAAGTTGAAACATAACCATGCAACTCTTCTTCATCCATTTCATTTGCAGGTTCAAATTCATCAACTTCCTCATCAATATCTTCAATTTCGGGTTCGTATGCCATAGGTAGGTGTTTTTGGTGGTAAAAATGAAAAAATGACCCTTCAGATCTTGCTCAGTTGCAATATTCCAGGGTTCCCCTATGCAAAACATAGGTACTCTCCATTATATCACTGAAAGTTGCAGAAACAGGTGCTACTGTTAAACAATCCCAGAAATGTTCCTTTTTATCGGTTTGTTCCATCCAGATCCACTCCCGGCAATAACTGCACTTTGTCCTGCAAAAGTAAGCACAAAACTGTCAGCAAAATCTGGACTACCCCGGTGTCCAATCCTTCTTTTCATCTCCTCCTTAGTCTCCATCCTCAATTTCCCTGAAGATTCAAAACTATACCTGGGAGAACACAATTCAAACATTAATCTTTCATCTCTTGGTATTCTGCAGTGACGTTGCTCAAACCATTCCTTGGCCCGGTGCCATAATTCACACCTCAAATTTTTATACTGCCCCGACAATGATGCAC